AGAAGGCTGGTTTCTTCCTCTTTGACCGCCATTGGAACAACCCCGCTTGAAGGGTGGAGCATCCAGTTTCATTCCGATGATCGAGTAGATATTGTGCGTTTCACAGACTACGAGGAACTGCGAGAATTCGTGGCTCACAACAGCCCAAATTAGTTAAAACTTTCTGGTCTTGAACGGGGCCGGGTGTATGATGGAAGAACCAAATTTTTAAGAAGGAGACACAAAATACATGCAAGGATTTATCCACAATGGCGACCTGACGGACCCGTTCAGATCGTTCATTTCTAAGTCCAGATACGCCCGCTGGATTCCTGAATACAACCGTCGCGAGACGTGGGAAGAGACGGTAAACCGCTACGCAGATTTCATTGCGCCCAAGGTTGACCTCTCTCCCGAAGACAAGGGCGAACTTATCAGCAACATCCTGAACCACCGCGTTATGCCATCCATGCGTGCCATCATGACAGCAGGAGAGGCACTGGAGCGCTCAAACGTTGCAGGCTACAACTGCTCATTCATTGCAGTGGATGACCTACGTGCTTTTGACGAGGCCCTGTACATTCTCATGTGCGGCACCGGCCTCGGCTTTTCAGCAGAGAAGCGTCACGTGCGCTACCTGCCAGAGGTGCCAGCAGAGATTGCTCCGTCTGATAGCGTAATCGTTGTCGAAGACTCTAAGGAGGGATGGGCCAGAGCATTTCGCGAATTGATTGAGAGCCTATGGCGTGGGCAACTCCCAAAGTGGGATTTGCGTCAATTGCGTCCTGAGGGCGCACGCCTGAAGACTTTCGGTGGACGTTCCTCTGGCCCTGCACCTCTCAATGAACTATTTGAGTTCACTGTGAAGACTGCTGCTGCTGCTCGTGGCCGCAAGTTGACCACTCTAGAGGTTCACGACCTAATGGATAAGATCGGCTCGGTGGTCGTCGTAGGAGGCGTTCGCCGTTCTGCCCTTATCTCTTTGTCATCTCTCAGTGATACTGACATTCGTGATGCAAAGACTGGCAATTGGTGGGAGACACATCCACACCGTGCACTTTCAAACAACTCGGCAGTATACAACTCAAAGCCCACAAGGGCAGAGTTCGACCGTGAATGGACCGCACTGGTTGAGTCAGGCTCTGGAGAGCGTGGCATATTCAACCTCGCGGGCGCACGCGAGCACGTGCCCGAGCGTAGAGATGCATCGCAGATTCAGGGAACCAATCCTTGTGCTGAGATTCTTCTTCGCTCCATGGGATTCTGTAATCTATCCTCAGTCATCGTCTCACCTACTGATACGCTGGAAGACCTGAAGGAGAAGGTTATATGGGCCACCAAGATCGGAACGTGGCAGTCAACGCTGACCAACTTCCCTTACCTTCGTCCTGAATGGAAGAAGAATGCAGAGGAAGAACGTCTTCTAGGCGTTTCCATGACCGGCCAGATGGGACACTCTGTTCTTAATGGTCGTGAGGGTCGTGGACTGCGTAAGCAGTGGCTGAAGGAACTCAAGCACGTGGCCATCATGGCAAACCGCAAGGAGGCTCGTCGTCTGGGTATCAACCCGGCAGCAGCCATCACCACGGTAAAGCCTGAGGGCACCTCGTCAAGCCTGACGGGCACTGCATCTGGCATGCACGCATGGCACGACCTGTTCTATATCCGCACGGTTCGTTCTGACGCCAATGATCCACTGGCACAGTTCATGAAGGACGCCGGTGTTCCAATGGAGCAGGACGTTATGAATCCCAAGGCAGTTGTCTTCTCATTCCCATTCAAGGCTCCAGAGGGCGCTTTGACGAGAAATGACCAGACTGCTATTGACCAGTTGGAGACATGGCTGGATTACAAGATGTACTGGACTGAGCACTCACCTTCTGTGACTGTATCTGTCAAGCCTGACGAATGGGATGAAGTCGGAGACTGGGTGTTTGATCACTTTGATCTGATCACCGGCATTTCCTTCCTTCCGTATTCAGACCACATCTACAAGCAGGCTCCATTCCAGACTGTTGATGAGCAGACATACTACGATGCTCTTTCGACAATGCCTGAGGAACTGCACTGGGAATGGCTCTCAGTATATGAGACAGAGGATACCACAACAGGTTCACAAACACTGGCGTGCACGGCGGGCCAGTGTGACGTAGTTGACCTACTGAAAACATAAACACTGTTTGACCAATAACACCTCCGAGACTACAATGGTAATCTAAAGGAGGTGTTATTGCTATTACAACAAGAACGTACAACGGAGTGACCCTAACGGTCACAAAGCGTCAGGGATGGACCCTAGATGTCAGGACTGCACAGTATTTCGATGCAGTTCATTCTGCTATGCCCGGTGGCATAGTTATCGTGCAGGGATCGTACAGTCGATCAGTCAGCCTTTCTGCTGGAACTCACGATGGACCCGGTGCTCTAGACCTGAAGCCTGCTGATCCAAACAGGAGAAACACAGCGGGCTACAAATTGCTTGAAAGAATCGCCAGACAGCGCGGGGGTGCTGCATGGTTCAGACCTTGGACAAACAACTATCACGTGCATGTCATTGTGATTGGAACGCCCGGTTTGAACTCTATCGCACGCCAGCAGGTATCCCTATACAAGGCCGGTAGGGACGGAATGGTTTCCAACAACAGGATCGCCGGTGTCATCAACACCACCTTTGAAAAGTGGAAGACATCAGTCGGTCAGATTGCTCAGGCCGTAATCAAGTCCGTGTCTACTACTGCTAGGGTCAATGCTTTGCAGAAGGCCGTCAGAAGGCCACAGACAGGGCGCTGGGACGAGCAGACAGACATCGACCTGAGGAACACCCGCTCGACAGCAGTCGAGGGCTACACAGGCCATTACTTCAACAGGTGGAAGCCTGACCAGAAGAAGCGCATGCAGAAGTCTTGGGGTGCATATCAGGATGGCATCTGGGGCTTTGCAACGAAGTCTCAGGCAAGGGCCGCGACAGTTGCTATCCAACGTGCTCTAGGAGTCACGGCGGATGGTATTTGGGGTAGAGGAACGGATGCTGCGTATATTGCCCTCAAGGCAAAGACGTACAAGGCTCCCGCAAAGCCTGTTACCTTCCTGTCTGACATTCCTGTCAGCCTGATTAGTCCCATCACAGTGGTAAACATCAGGCTTGGCAAGAAGAACACAGATATTGCTAGATATCAGGCAGCGCTGTGGAACGTCCAGTCAGAAGCAAACAAGAAGGCTTGGGCAGCAAAGTGGAAGATCACCAGCCGCGCACAGGTCTTCGATGGAAGATATGGTCCAGCAACAGCAGACCTTACCAAAAATGCCTACAACTGGCTTGCCAAGAACAAGCCCGGTCAGGGATGGACTGCTGGTGCAACAGAACCCGGTGCCGGATTGCTTCGACACATCGGATTCAAATCAATACGATGACTTGACAGCCAAAACCCGACGTGCTATCATGAAGGAGTCGGATGTTCGTGGTTGAAGAAGCCGACAGGTTACTCTCCTGTAGCCATTGTGTGCAGTGGAGTTTCTTCTTAGGTTGGTTATAAGTTACGGCCCCGCCCCCTAGATTTAAGTCCTAGGGGGCGGGGCTTTTATGCTATACTGGCAGTTATGGGATATTACGAATCGGCTCTAGCAGCCCTGCCTTTCACCTCTTACAAACTCAACTCCGCAGAAACAGGATATACAGACATTGCAGGACGTGGCGGAACCTTCTCTGGCTCCGTCCTTTTTTCTCCATCCATTCTGGCCGGTGTTCCCAAGTCTTTGTCAGTAACGGGTGGAACCACCAATGACATCACCACTAGCGTATTCAAGAAGGGTGGCGAAACAGCATCCTTCTCTCTAGTGGCGTGGTTTGCTCCTCTTACTTTTCAGGTGGGGCAGTTGTCTATCCTTTCACACACCGGCGCTTATGACGGGCTGATCTTTGATGGTGACTTCATAAGGTTCAGAATCAAGTCATCACTCAACAACTACCTAGAGACATCATGGCCGGTGCCAGACCTTCCCGAGGCATATATGGTTGTAGGCGTATACACCAACTCAAAGATTCAGTTGTTCATCAATGGCGAGGTGGTGTCTGAGGCCGAGGTCACTGATGAGTTCAGAGTGTGGGCACAGGAATCATCCAGCAATCTTTACGTAGGCCAGTCAGCCACAGCATATCGAGCAACAGTGGACGGACTGACAACATACGCATTTGCACTCACCTCTATTCAGATCAAGGAGATGTTTGCTCAGGGTCGTGACGTTATCAGTACCGTAGATGCTGTGGGAGCATACGGTGGTTCATACTGGACCGGTGTAGAAAGAGATATCATCCTGCAACGCATTTGGATTGGTGATGAATGGACCAACGGTCTGGCCAGCAATGTATCTGCAACTGATGGAACGCTCAAGCCACAGAACGACTACTCAACTGGACTGTCCATGCCCGGTACGTGGCGGGGATCGCTTGAACTGCATGCCACAGAATTGACAGCAGCAGGCGCTGTAGACCTTGACTGGGATGGAGACGGTTCCTTTATCGTGGAGACATCTGTGAACAATGGAGGCTCTTGGGCCACCGCCGTCAATGGCAGGAACGTCGTCAACACAACACCGCTGAACACCACTAATCTAGTGATGGACATAAGGATTACGTTCGCCGGTGGTATCGCCAATGATATCTCTGTGGTTCGCAGGCTACGAGCCACAGTCTTCGCAGACACACTCATCCAAGGAAATGACACCTCACGAACGCTGACCTTGACAGCCAATGTGTCAACCCCGCTTGAGTTCAACGAGCCTATCGAGCGTAATATCTCCTCAGGAATAGACTTTTACAACGGAAGCCTGACCGTCAGTGCTGACGCCAGTGGTGCTCCAAGAAATGCTGCTGCAATGGAGTTCTGGATTCGTCCTAGGTCAGCCGCTGTCAGCGGGGCCGGTGGCTATGTCTTTGATAGCCGTGGCGGTGGTGGAACAGCATACATGTGGATCAACAGCACGTCAAACCTGATTGCATACGCTGGTCTTTCAGTAGCATATATCAATGGAGTTTCAACAGCATCTGGTGTCATGATTCCTAGGTACAACGAGTGGCTTCATGTGCTTGCCGTGTTCACCACTCCTTTCAATACACCGATCATTGTAGGTCCCGGCCAGTTTGATGGACAGATATCTCAGATATCTATCTACCCAACAGCACTGACTGCTTCACAGGCTCTAGCACTATATCAGTCATATGGCAGGGTTCCTGTCGGAAGAGTGGATGATTCTGGACTCATCACCATCGCGGAGCCTGCCGTTCCTATCAACATGTATGCCTACAATTGGGAATCTACCAACGCATAATGTCCAACCCGTGTCCAATTTCTCACTGTTAAAGCCCTTAGTGGTACAATATGCCTTATGAATAAGCGTACACGAGTAGTAGAAGAACTGGCATACGGAGTGTATGTCTGGGAGATGCCAGATGGCAAGTGGGTAGGCGACGATGAAGGTCATTACCTCACGTTGACCTGCAAGAAGGGCGACATGCTTAAGATCATGCCGTACGTTGATGTTGTAAAGCGTTTGATCAAGGAGTCAGGCGCAGAATTCGCTGGTGGCTTGAAGTTTATCTCTGGAACTCGCCCGGTGAGCGATGAGGAGTATGCAGAACAAGAGATGCGTGCACGCGCTGGTCTTATTCCTGACAAGTATGACCTAGGTGCCCTATACGAAGAGAGAAAGTATGGGAAGCGCAATGACTGACATTGAAATCAAGCCTGACAGAATGGTTAGGCCAGCAGACGAGGGCGGTCACATGATCGATGACGATTATGAAGACCGACAGGTTCGCGTCGGAAGGTCAGTCGAGCACATCCTTGTGGTGGGAGACAGCGATCCATTTAAGAAGGATGCTTCCTACTTCAAGACACTCACTGGATTGTCAGCAACCACCAAAAAGCGTGCATCACGCCTTGAGAAGGTTCACGATGGTTCAGGAGGGGCCGGTAGCAAGAAGCAGGAAGGCGTCAATTTCTACACAGGATATGACATCCTCGGTGTGGTCGAGCCTCCCCTCAATTTGTCATACCTTGCAAAGTTGTACGAAGCATCATACGCACACTATGCTGCGGTGAATGCAAAGACAGCAAACATCGTAGGTCTTGGATATGACTTCATCGAGTCGTCCAAGTCTAAGGAAAAGATGGACAGCATCGAAACAGAGGCAGAAAAGGTAAAGGTTGGAAGGCGTCTGCGCAAGTGGCGTCAGAGCCTGTTCGACTGGCTGGACGACTGCCACGTTGAGGACGAGTTCGCAGAGACACTGCGAAACGTATACATCGACTACGAGGTCACTGGTAACGGGTACTTTGAAATCGGTCGTGCCAATGATGGCTCGGTGGGCTATATCGGTCACATTCCTGCTGTCAGCATGAGAATCCGTCAGAAGCGTGACGGGTTTGTTCAGTTGTCTTCTGACAAGGCTGTGTTCTTCAAGCATTTCGGTAAGGACACCCCAGACCCACTGGGTACAGCGGACGGTGTTCCCAACGAAGTCATTCACATCAAGAAGTACAGCCCCACCAGTTCTTTCTACGGCATTCCAGACATCGTTGCTGCCACCTCGGCAGTCGCAGGTATCGAGTTTGCCTCACGATTCAACCTTGACTACTTTGAGAACAAGGCTGTGCCTCGCTATGTCATCGTTATCAAGGGTGGCAAGATGGACAGCAGTTCTGCATCCTCAATTGTTGACTTCTTTGAGACCGGCCTCCGAGGCAAGAACCATAGGACACTATTCGTCCCACTTCCTGCCGATGAGCCTGACAGAAAGTCATCATTTGAGATGAAGCCGGTCGAGGCCGGTACTCAGGACGCCTCGTTCGTCAATTACAACAAGATCAACCTTCAGGGTATCTTCATGGCACACCGCGTTCCCATGGGAAAGACTGGATACATCGAAGGAACAGCACTGGCAGCATCTCGCGATGCTGACAAGACATTTAAGGAGTCTGTCTGCCGACCTGAGCAGGCTATTCTTGAAAAGAAGTTTGGTAGAATTGTAAAGGAGCGTACAGATGCGTTCTACTTCAAGTTGACAGAACTTACGCTTACTGACGAAGACACGCAGAGCAAGATCGATGAGCGTGCCATTAGAAATCAGTGGGCGGTGCCGAACGAGATTCGTGCTCGTAAGGGACAATCGTCTATCAAGGGTGGGGATACCATTGTGGACTTCAAGGCGCAGCAAGCGTCTGAAACGAAGACTACCGCCACAGGCGGTCGAGCCAGAGACAGGGCTAGAAGTGCAAATGCTACAGATAGCGCTGGTCAGGGGAGAAACACAAAGGGAGAAGGTAGAACTACACCATAATGCTAAACGGATTGAAGGCTGCCATGATGAAGCCTATCAACACATCAGCAGTAATCATATTGGGAGTATACACAACGGTGTGGGGGCTTTGGGTCGCCACACCGTTGTGGGATGTATTCGGCACGGCAGACCTGTACTCATACATGAGTCAACTAGCCCCAGAATTGTTCTGGGGTTTGGCTGCGGTCGTGGCTGGTGTCGTTATTGTCTGGGGAGTCATCAGGAACTCCTATAGATCGCTGATCATAGGATCATGGATTGGATTCATGCACTGGTTCCTCATCAGTGCTCTGTACTTTTTCGGTGACTGGCAGAACACCGGTGGCATCACTGCGCTTGCGATAGGAATCTACTCAGCGTTCGTATATTTGAATCTAAAAGTCAACCACAAGAAGCCTTCAGCGCCGGTTGAACAAGATGAAAGTCAAGGGTACGAAGGTTGTTGATTACCGCGAAACCCTTCTTGGTTGACTTACAGGATTTGGCCTTTAGAAATAATGAATGGTATTATTCAACCATGAAGATTGAAAAGGCAAATTGGGGAGTTAACGGCAACAAGATTAGCCTAGCCGTACCCCTTACCAAGGTGGACAAGGAAAGAAGGCTTGTTCACGGTTTCGCGTCCCTAGACAACATTGACACACAAAACGATCTAGTGTCAGCGGAGGCTTCTTCGCGTGCCTTCAGTCGTTTCCGTGGAAACATCAGAGAGATGCACCAGCCAATCGCCGTAGGAAAGATGGTCTCCTTTGTGGAAGACACATTCTACGACAAGAATACAGACAAGCACTACAAGGGTGTATTTGTCTCAGCATACGTTTCAAAGGGTGCCCCTGATACATGGGAGAAGGTTCTAGATGGAACCTTGACTGGATTTTCAATCGGCGGTGAGGTTCTTGACTCTGAAGAAGAGTTCAACAAGGACGCCGGTGTCAGCGTGAGGAAGGTCACCGACTACAGTCTAACAGAACTGTCCCTTGTTGACAACCCCGCCAACCAACTTGCAAATATTGCCTCCTTCGAAAAGGTTGCAGGTGAAACAGTGGTCAAGGGTTCTATTGCCACTATGGACAGCGCCACAGCATTCTATTGCTATGAAGACGCTATCGCAAAGGTTTCCGTCCAAGACTCAGAGGTCTGCCCCAACTGTGGCGACGACATGAGTGATATTGGATGGTTTGAGTACAGTGATGTCAACGAGAAGAACGTAAAGTTGAGTGAGACTGTCAAGAAGTATCTAGAAACGAACAACATGCAGGCAACTGCAATTAACGAAGGAGGTGTTGACGTGGCAGAAGATACAGTAGAAAAGAATGCAAGGCCAGAAGAGGCCGGTCCAATTACGGAACCCGGTGAGGCTGGACAGGTAGCGCCTGAACTTGCATCATCCGTAGACAACCCAGCATCTGATCTGGAAAATGCTCCAGCAGAGGTATCTGAGGTTGAAGAGGTCGATGAAGAGGCTACTGAGGACGTTTCCGAAGTTGACAAGGCAGAAGATGACCTGACAAAGATGTTCAACGGTTTTAGAGAGCAGATGGAGAAGGTTCTGGCAGGAAATGTAACAGAACTCAACGATGCAGTTCTAGAGTTGACCAAGAGGTTTGATGAGTTCACAAAGAGCGCTGACGAAAAGATCGAGGGTCTTAAGACAGAGCATACTGAACTGAAGAATAAGTTTGCCACCGTGGCTGAGGATGTAGAGAAGGTAGAGAAGTCTATCAAGACATTGAACAGCGAGGGTGCGATGAGAAAGTCCAACGACCTTGGCGGGTCGGGGGAAGAGTCAGAGACCGTGGAAAAGGGTCAGACTGACAGTTTGTGGGGAGGACACTTCCTCGGTATTGATTCCCTACGATGAGAAATCATTCTAAGACAAAGAGAGGTGAAATAAAACTATGAGTAATGAACTACTACAGAAGGTGATTGCTACCACCAGCCTCGGCACTGAGCCGGGTAAGGGTGATGGACTGCTATCGCCAGCACAGTCAAACCGATTCATTGACTACATGTGGGATGCAACCGTACTAGCAGGACAGGTACGTACCATCAAGATGAAGTCTGACACGCAGGAGGTTGACCGTATTGCAGTTGGTACTCGACTTCTACGTGGAGCAACAGAAGCAGTGGACGACGGCCTACCAGCCGGTGTCGCATTCGCTAAGATTGCAATGACCACAGCAAAGTTGCGTATGGACTGGGAACTTTCCACCGAAGCACTTGAAGACGGTTTGGAGGGCGCAGCCCTTGAGGACCACGTTGCCCGTCTAATGACGACTCAGGCAGCGCAGGACTTGGAGGATTTCGCAATCAATGGAGACATTGACATTACCGACGACCCGCTACTAAGCAAGGGTGACGGATGGTCAAAGCGTGCAAACCGTCTTGGCCACGTTGTTGACCACGCAGGTGGACCAGCAGACCGTACCGTTTGGCACAAGGCCCTAAAGGCACTGCCACGTAAGTATCGTAACCGCGCTGGCCTAAAGTTCTTCGCAGGTACTGGTGCAATTCAGGACTACATGTTCTCGTTGCAGCAACTTGACACGAACTTCATTACGCCAGAGTCAATGGCAGCCGCTGGTATTAATCAGGCTGTGACCCCCAACGGTCCAGCAGGATTCATCACTGGTAACGCATTCGGTACTCCTATTCAGGAAGTTCCGTTCTTCGACCAGAACCAGACCGGTGACTACTCAGGCGCATCAGGTAACCACAGTGATGTCTGGCTGACCTACCCACAGAACCTACTATGGGGAGTAAAGCGAGAGATTCAGGTTTACCGTGAGTTCAAGCCCAAGAAGGACACTGTAGAATACACCGTTTACACGCGTGTAGGCATGCAGGTCGAGAACCCCGACGCATTCGTCGTGGTAAAGAACGTTAAGGAATCTTCATAAGATAAATTACGTGTTATGATAGAGCCGGGAGATTCGTCTCCCGGCTTTGTCATAACGTCGTGTGCTCCCAACAAATCCTTAGATGCTATAATGAGAAGACAATCGAAAGGAGAACCTATGGCGTTCAAGAACCTGAACAAGGATTTGCTACTGATGGTGGCAAGTTACTTCGGCGTTGAAGTACCAGAGGAAGCGAACAAGCAGCAGATTTGCGCCGCACTGAACGCGGCTGAACCACCAGTAACATGGGAGATGTACAAGGCTTCATTCCCAGACCCAGAGGACTTGGAGGATGAAGTAGCAGAAGAAAAGGCCGGTGCCGCCAAGAAGTTCACAGGCAGCAACGATCCCGTATTGCTGAAGATGCAGCGTGGAAACCCACGCTACGAAGTAAGAGGATATAAGTTCACCAAGGAGCACCCATTCCTTGTTGTTGAGAGGCACGATGCTGATTTCATTCTCAACAACGTATTTGGGTTTAGAATTGCTACGGCAGAGGAGGCAGAGAAATACTACTCATGAGCATCATTAATTCACCCACACAGGGTGCCAGCATAAAGCCTAAGCGCTTTGATATCGAGATATATCAGGGCGATGACTTTGAGTTCAACGTTGTGCTCAAGGACAATACAGGCACGCCGCTGAACCTTACTGGGTGGACAGGTATTGCTCAGATCAAGAAGTCATCTGACAACGGCACCGCCGAAGCACCTCAGTTTGACATTGAAGTCGGCACGACGGACGGAAGGGTAACGGCATCAATCGCCGGTGAAGACACAGCGCTTTTGCAACCACAAGTGCCTTACAAGTACGATCTACAATTGTCTGACACTGAGGGAAAAAGAAGGACGTTCCTAGCAGGAACTATCCTTGTCACTGAGGAGGTCAGCGAATGAGCCTCATGGCTGATGTTGCCAATATCACAATACAAGACAGGCCAATGATGGCTGTAGGCAGAGTTCCACAGTCAATGACCATCACTGTTCCTAGGGACTCGTTGAATATAGAGGTCACAGTTCCACAGCGTGCAGCACACATAGATATCAATGTGCCGGGACCACAAGGACCGCCCGGCCTCAAGAACGTTTACGTACAGCAGAACAATCCAGCCGTTGAATTCGGGTGGGGACCAGAGCAGGAGGGATTCATATGGGCGAGAATAACATGAATGAAGACGTAAAGGTCATCATCAGAGAAGATGTTCTCCTAGAAAAGTTTGACGGCGATCCAGAGGATGGAAACGTCGTAGAAAGGGTTTACCTCACAGACGGGGTAATGACAAAGCACGAATACCTTGAGGATGGCGAAGTCGTCAAGGTTGTAGAGCCGCAAGGAGGTGAAACAATTGGGTCTAACTAACGCATACCGCGACTATGTGGCCGGTCTGACAACTGGAACGGGAACAGCGTTCAACAACGGAAACTCGTACATCGGTGTTGCCT